CGGTGCTCAAGCAGCTTCTAATCTAGGCCAACAGTTTCTCGAAAGTTATCTGGCTCGTCCTAATATTGATCCAGCTATTCAAGAAGCAGCGAGGGCAGTTTGATGAACCCATTAGCAGCCAGACTTTTAAAAGGTGCTCTTGGCTTAGGTGGTCTTGCTCTTGCAGGTACTGCTGCTGATTATGGCGCTCGGAAAATCCTTGGCGGATTGGGCGAGAGCCCTGAAGATCGTCGTGCAGAGAAAGATCGCGATTTTCAGCGTCAGCTAGAGCTTTCTCGCCAAGAGCATCAGTACGCTTTAGAGCAGATTAAAGCTCAGACAGGTGCAACTGACGCGCAAGCCGCAGCTCTTCTGCAAGAGATGGCAGCGGATCGTCTGCTTCGCCAAACTCTTGCTGAAAAATCTCTTGATCCGGCTCTCTATGCTCAACGAGCAGCCATTGATCAAGCTAATTGGGAACGTCAGCAGGAATTAAGTCGAATCGCTGGCATCGAGCAAAGTCGCGAGCTAACTCGACGCAAGATCGAAAGTGACACAATTTCCGCGTGGCAAGGCATCACTGAAGCACAGCTTAAAGCTGACGCGATGATTGCTCAAGGCATGATGAATCTGGCGTACACAGCAGGTATGCCGAACCCTAACGTTCTGCAAGCCGGGGCAAACTTTGCCCAGCAAGGCGCCGCTGCCTTCACTGCTCCCCGTTCTACTATCTCCTAGTCATGCCACTTCCCGGTATCGGTGCTGCTATTGCTGGTGGAATCGCTTCCGCAGGCACGGGAGCCATCCTCGGCGGCCTCTTCGGAGGCGGCGGAGGAGGCGGGGGATCCCAGCCCGGCGATGTTTACGCGCAGTTTGCCGCTCAAATGGCTGCGCAAAATAACCCTTTAACTGCTACCTACCAAGGGTTAAGTCTTTTACAAGGTGCTCTTGCGGGAGCAATCGGCCAAGAAGCCTCGACTAAAGCGTCTGCTCAGCTGAGTATGCTGACGGAAGCTCTTCAACGAGCTCAGAAGGATGCCACACTGCAGGCTTCCGTGGCAGGCTACGCGTCCGGTAAGGGACTAGACATGCTCTACAACTTAGGGCAGGCCAGGCTTTCTACAGAATTACAGGCACCTCAATTATTAGCTCAAGCAGGTTCTGCTGCGTTAGCCGGCGAGAACGCTCTCGCTAACCAGCTCGGGATGACTAATCTCGGAGTTAAGTCTTATCAGGAACAGCTGCGTGGTGATGTAGCCAAGAACCAAGCTGAAACGCTGAATAGTGTCTATCAAACTCGTGCCGAGAATGAAGGGCGACTCGCTTTAGGTGCTCAGCAGTTTGAAAGTGCAGCTCAATTAGATAAAGTACGTACACTTGGAGATCTCGCTCGCACTAAAGCAGCGACCAAAGGCCAACTTGCCTTAAAGCAATTTGGCGCTAACCAAGCACTCGCTGGTACTCGGATGTTTGCGTGATTAAATCTACTATTGGAGATTCAACAACCGTTGGCGGCTGGCTTAGCTCTTTAGATAAGTCTCAGCAAGACGCGTTTAAGCACTATGCAAAGAACGCGACTAGCGATATTGAGGCTTACCTTTATGCTCGCTTTTTAAAGCCAAGCTATAACGGTTCGATTGCAGATCTAACGGCTTGGGTTAACGAGAAATATCCGAAAGAAGATTTACGAAAGATCCTCCTCATCGAGATTGACGCGATGAAGACAGATCTACACAACGTAAGGCAAATGACACTTACGGGAATGTTGGATCACGCCACAGCGGCTACAAAGATTGCCGTCCTTCAGAAGGAAATCCGCTCTCATATTCAAGCGGTGCGTCAATTAACTGACGGACTAGATCGACGTGGTCTGCTTTTAGCCGGGGCTGATCGATGTATGCGTGAGCTTATGAATAGTTTTGAAGATGTCCCTGCTGTTTATTCCCTGCTTGAAGACGCCTCTATCGTGGTCTGGTCTACGATTGAAAAGGAAGAAAGAAGTTGAGTTGCGAAGGTAGGCCGAGACCTACCCCCTAACCCGTCCTGGCTTCAGGAATATTAGAGGTGTTAGAGGACCCCTTATTCGACGGGCTCCATTAAGGATAGCACGTTAAGCATAGGAGTTCTAAAAATTCCCATGAAATAGTCATTAACACCTAATGACATGACGAGCTCATCATCATCCTCAAAGCAACCAAAAGGAAGAATACAAGCTGGTTGATTTGAGATATCGTTACCGACTGGGTCTGTCCAGGTGACTAGATGGTCATTAGTCGAACCAACGAATAGAGGTTCGTACATCATACGCGTGATCTTAGTTAAGTCTTTATCTAAACAGTATGCGCCTAATGAGTACATCAGATAAGGACGCTTATCGAGCTCGTGGCACATAAACTTCCAGTGATAAAACACTAACCATTCGTCTTCAACAAGGATCGGCGCAGTTGAATTAAAAGTAGGGTGGTCACCTGTAGCTTTCTTTAAGCAGCTAGCGTCGATTACTTTGTCTTTCTCACCTGGAGTTTTGATCACGACAGGTTGAGTCGAATACAGAAGGCGCAAAGCTTCTTGATCAGAGAAGAAGCACCAGTTCTTTTCCGATTTACCCGGAGTGTGATTGTCGCCAATAGGCGGGTAAAACTTGTCTTCGAGTAGCCCAAATTCATTAACAACACCAGTGCAGACCTTTGGGGTCTTAATCATATTGTGATTAGTTCTGTCCCATTTGGTTGCGTATGTGCTGGTTACAAACTGACAAAGCAGATTGTCATCTGGTGAAATGAAGATTCTCGGGTCTTCGTAGCTGAGCCTGTGCTTTTTATCAATAAGTTTTTTTGGAGCGATAATTGTATCGTCAGTTAGTATCTGACCTATCCAGATATCTGTTGGAGTGTTGTTGTAGTAGAAGTACTTCATATCGTGCCTGAAGACAAAATGCTCAGGCTGGGAACGCCACGTGATTAGCGTTGACCCCCTGTGGTTGATTACACAAGGACTGAAATTAGCAAAACTTTTCTCTGGTAACCCTGACGTTATACGTGTGAAGGTGCCTCCGATATCGCAGGCTTGGTCAAATACAGAAGGGAATCCTGATTTTGTAGGTGCAAAAGCACGCTGCACAACCCGATTGTGATATGTGCGGTAACGATGAAACTGAGTCACTTGCTGAGCTCCTCCACGGCTTTGTTGAATGCTTCTGAGATTCGATCCCAGCGGTAAGCGGGGTTTTGTGTAACTTGATAACACTTGTCGGCTACGTGATCTCTGTATGTTTTGTCTTCATACAGCTCTGTGAGTTTCAACGCAACGTCGCTCACATCGACGATACCCCTCTCGACGCTTAAATCTTTGTCATAAATCCACGCTGCTACCCTTGCCAACAACGCACTGTTTTTCCAGATATCCGAGAAAGAAGTGTGATTAGGTAAGACAAGAGGTTTCTTACAGGAAGCGTGCTCAAAAGACACCAAACCCCACCCTTCACCGTTTGCGGTGTTAATACCTACATCGCAGGCGTTATAAATCTTATTTAAAAGTTCATCAGGGGGTGCGTTTGTGTAATCGATATTACTTGTTGTCATAACTAGACGGTTGGCAGATTTAAGATTTTTTCTCTTCATCTCAGTATCAAACAAAGCTCGCACATCCCAGCCGAGATCTTTTTCACTCATGTGAAGATACAAAAGAGTATCTGGTTTATCGACTGCAAATTCAGCAAAAGCTTTAATTGTGAGATCTATCTGCTTACGTGGCTGGTTTCTGTTTGCGTTAAGAACAATAAATTTATCTTCAGGCAAACGAAGCATCCGACGCGCTTCGTTTTGGTCAATCGGGAAGAATTTACCCTCATCTAGTCCGTGAGGCACTACCCCCAGCAGTTTTGGTTTAGCGCCTTGCGCCATCAATCGCTGAGCCTGCTCAATCGAGAACGTAATGGCAAAGTCCCAGTCGCTGATGTATGAGAGCATAGAGCTCACGTAGTACTCAGAATCGACAGGAAAGTACGCTATAAATTTAAATTTAAGTGAGTCTTTGAGTAGGTGAATCCTTTCCCACACTTGGTTGACAACCCAGATGTCGTTTAGGCAGATAACAAAATCTGGTTTTTCTTTTTCGATTACCTGCGGAAGCCTGCCGATACCAAAGCGATCTGAAGGAGTTACTGTCCCGGCCGGGTAGATCTTGAAAGGCAGATCGTGGGGGTCACCTGTGTAGTTGATCCCGAAAGATACAACCTCGTTTGTACGAGCCAGATACTCTAGAATACTGTGTGATACTCTAGCGAAACCTGTGTTAGAAAGAATGTCGCCGTACCAAAGAATTTTTGCCATTTGGCGGTAGAATCTTGCTAACAGTATACAGACACTTTTTACAGGGACATGCCAAGTAGAGAGACTTTTGCATACCGTCGTGCGCTTAAATTACGTGCAGCGAAGGCTATAGACTCTGAGAGCTCGTCTATTGACAATATATTTTTAAGAGCGGCAGATGACTTTCATACGTTTTGTACCATTATGGATAAAGCGCCAGCTACACACATGCTGGAGTGGCACAAGCACTTGATTACAGGTGAAAGCAATAGGTACTTATTGGATATTGCTGGACCTAATCTAGATATTTTGGCTCCTCGCGGTAGTGCCAAGAGCACTGTGCTTAACATGTTCACGGCCTGGATTATTGGTCGTCACACAACAGCAGGACTTCCTCTCCAGATCATCTATTGCTCGTACAACATCGCCACAGCTATACCAAAGAGTCGGATTATTAAACAGATCATCGACTCTTCGACATACCGAAAAATCTTTCCAAAGGTTCAACTGCGTTCTGGTATGCAGTCTGATATTGGTTGGAGTATCGATTTCGATTACGCAGGGATTAGCCGCGTGGGCGACGAAGAATTTACTTTGAGGGCTGCCGGCCTTCGAGGCTCCATTACGTCTAAACGTGCACACCTAGTTATTGTAGATGACCCTATTAAGTCCAGTACCGATATTAAAAACCCTACCATTAGGGAAGAGATGAATAATAACTGGAGCTCGGTTATCGCTCCGATTATTTTTGAAGGCGGTCGCGCTATCTGCCTAGGCACTCGATTTCATCCTCTAGATATTCATAAAACGATGTTTGTTCCGGATAAAGGATGGAAGCAAGTGCAGCAGGAAGCTCTTACTTACGACAATGACGGAGAACCTATTAGCTACTGGCCTGAGCAGTGGTCCGTCGATTACTTATTAGGTCAAAAAGAGCTCGATCCGGTTGCTTTTGCTTTCCAGTACCAACAGCAACCTGTGATGACTTCTGATCTGGTCTTATCCCCAGATCTCCTTGTTAAAGGGGATGTCGTTACCGAGTTTGACAGCTTGGCAGTAGGCATCGATCTTTCAGCTAGCAAGAACGAAACCTCGGACTACACTGCTTTTGTTCTCGGGGGCAAGTTAAAAGACAAATACTATATTATTGACGCGCATCAGGTGCGTTCTATAGGCAATCTTGAGAAAATAGATCTCCTGTGCAAGATGCTTGTTGAGTGGGGGATACTCCAAGAGGACAACGATGGTAAATACTTTCCAACGTATTCAACGTGCTCTCTGGTCGTTGAGTCGGTGGCTTATCAAGCGTCGCTCGCTGCTGATTTGCGTAGAGTCATGCTCAACGAATGGGGCTTAGGGAACCTTCATATCCACGAGGTCAAAGGTTTCCGTGGCGATAAAATCGCACGATTCAGGGGTACCCTCGGTTTACTTGAAAATAAACGTGTGATCTTTAATAGATATAGAAAGTTTGATGCTTTGTTTGATCAGTTAATCAATATAGGTGCTACATCCCACGACGATTTACTAGATGCGTACACACACTTAGTCTGTTTTTTACAGCGTCGCGGCAATTTCGAAATGGAGTACTGATGGAAGACTTTACTTTTTTAATTTTTGTAGCTGCTCATGACCCTCTTTCTAGGTTTGATGAGCTCTTGAAAACCCTCCGTGGCTACGAGGGGTTACCCGGAATCAAAGATGTTTTTATTCATATAGATTCTGAGCATGAGAACGATAGAGAAGTCTTAAAAGAGTTGATAGAGCCTAATGTTAAGTTTAATGCTTTAAATATTATTGTAGCTCCAGAGTCTTACGAAGGCTATGCACTTACATGGGCTCATAAGGGGTTGCTTTATGAAGCTGTAAGAAATAAATATTATGATTTTTATGTGTATACAGAAAACGATATGGTGTTCACTAATGAGAATTTTATTTACTGGTATCTGTTTAGAGACAAACTTAAAGCTTTAAACCTGGAACCTGGTTTTGTACGGTATGAATCGTATGGATCAAAGTTAGTCCCGTTCGATAACCATAAGATCTGGCAACTAAATAAGCTCACGCTGGACGTTTGGGGTGATCGCCCTTATCAAGTTGAGACTCATCTAACACCGCTTGGCGATTTTGTTGGTTTCGTATCTTTAGGTAACCCGTATATGGGGATGATGATCTTGGATCAAGATATGGCTGAAGAGTACGTATCGTCTCAGAGTTTTGATCCTGTAAAAAGTTTCGAACTTACCCAGTTTCGTTGCTGGCCGCTGGCTGACAGGAGTTCTATGGGACTAACGTTTGAGAAGCTTCGGCCAGGACAGGAGCATCGTCGAGTCGTTCCTCTGATCCAAAAAGGTAAAAAGCTTCAGATAGCCCCCTGTGGTTTAGTTGAGCACTGCGACACTAAGTACAGCAAGGGCTTAGAGAAACAACTAGGTTCGGTTTTGGATGTTTCTGAGATGTTCGGCTATGCTTCCCGTTAACAAAGCCAAGCTTAAAAGTTTATCTGAACTTGGCTTAACTGCTTTACAAAGCATGAACGATCCTGTTAATCATCCGAATCACTACACGCACGGGACTATTGAAGCTATTGAATATATGGAATCTTGCCTGACCCCAGAAGAGTTCTGTGGAGGTTGTAAGATGAACGTCTTAAAGTATGTCTCTCGTGAGAAATTTAAGAACGGAGCGGAGGACCTTAAAAAGGCACGGTGGTATCTGGATCGCCTGATCTGCTATTTGGAAAATAAAGCAGAGGCGAGTTAAGATATACGAAACAGTCTCTTTATATGGATATCCGGGCTTTTGGCTCTGTGTATGGGCAGACTTCGATGCTGCCTTATGCCAGTGGATTTGGCTGGGCTCCAGCTACGGGTCGTAAAAACTTTCCTACATGCCGAGCTATTTTTATCGAGGCAAAGTCGTCAAGCTCCAAGGATTACCTGACTGTAGAACTGTCTGATGCTCCGGGGCAGCACGCTACCGCCATCAACTTAGACGGTAATGATCTTATTCCTATCGCTTGCACTGCTTTAATTAGCGGTTCTGTTAATGGCGTTTTTGTTCTTTACTGATGGATCCATACACTCGCGCTGCTTTTGGTTTTGCAAAAGCGTATCAAATGAATATGCGTGCTGCGGATGAGCAGCGACGCGCTAATCAGCCTTCTTCTAACGCGTTTGCCGAAGGTCTGGCGGATGAGGAAACTGACTATACGTACTCCCCTCAGCCTCAAGAGCCGGCGTCGCCTAATGAGCAGTACACCGGAATGGCGCCTGACGGTGGCACAGTGTTAGAGAAGTCCAATGGAAACTCCTTAATGCGGGCGAAACACAAAGTCGCAAAGTACCTGCAAGAACGAGATTGAGTTAATATAGTGAGACCTTTTAAAGCTCACTGTGCTCTTAGATTGCTTTACATATTTTAACGAGCGTGAACTTCTTGAGCTCCGTATTCGGACTCTTGAGGACCACGTTGACGGCTTTCTTATTACTGATGCCAACAGGACTCACGCAACTGGCGAGCTAAAGCCCTTTACCTGTTTAAAAACTATTCGAGAGCTAGGGCTTCCGGAAGAAAAAATCCAAGTTATGCACGTCGAGCTTCCTTCTATGGAGGAGGCTTCTGACCCTTGGATTCGTGAGAGGGGTCAGCGGGATGCGCTTGGTGTTGGTCTGCATCTTATGGACGATGAGGATATCTTCATTTGTTCAGACTGTGACGAGATCGCAAACCCAAGCAAACTCCCAGAAGTAATTAAAGCTGTTAAAGAGCATAAAGATAAGGTTGTTAGATTAAGCATGTCTATGCACTACGGACGCGCCGATAGGCAGCTCATCTCTCCTGAAGGTGAGTTATTCGATTGGCGTTGCGGAGTGGTAAGCACTGTGGGGCAGTTAAAGGATTATGGGACGCTATCTTCTATGCGTTCTACACAAAATAATTATTACGTTGGGGAGCGGGACGCCGGCTGGCACTTCTCTTGGATGGGTGATTCTGATAGGCGTCTTACAAAATTAAAGTCAATCGCGGAGGCTTATATTTGGGACCGGCCAGAGGTTCAGAAACTGTGTGAGGAGTTTGAGCCTGATGAAGGCAATACAGACATGCTAGGTCGTCAGGACCATTTAATTACCACGTACCCTATCGAGGATTTACCCAAGGAAGCGGTTAAACTGGAAAGAGTAAAAAAGTACCTCCTTCCCGATGGCTAAAGGTATGCCAGCTGAGCTGCTTAAAAAGTTTGCAGCAGATCGTGAAGCCAAGAAAGCTCCCAGTGGTGAGGAGGCTAAAGGCGGCGCTGATAGCATGAAGCGTGCCAAAGCTAAAGCTAAAAAGGCTAAGGAAAGCATCTTCCGTAAATGATCCTTTAAAAGGATCCCCTCACTTGTGCGTATAGATGTCCAGCTCGCTTGAAACTAGGAAAAGATTCACCGAGATCTTAGAGGCGTCACGCACTCAGGATCGGAGCAACCA